GGTTAGCCTTCCAGAGCTAGTCGGAAAAGGGTATGGAAGCTTTTGGAGGTTCAAGGGTCGCTACCGTGTCTGTAAAGGCTCGAGAGCGTCCAAAAAAAGCAAAACAATGGCGTTGTGGTTAATTACTAGCCTAATGCAATATAAGGACGCTAACGCCCTTGTAGTGCGTAAAACAGAGCGTACATTGCGAGATAGTTGCTACGCTGACTTAAAGTGGGCAATGAACCGCTTGGGTGTGCTAGGCCGCTTTAAGTGTACGACATCCCCACTTGAATTGACCTATGAGACTGGGCAAAAGATTTTGTTTAGAGGCTTAGATGACCCATTAAAGATTACATCCATCACTGTGGAAAAAGGGTATTTGTGTTGGCTATGGTTGGAGGAAGCCTATGAAATCACCAGTGAAACCGCTTTTGATATGCTCAATGAGTCTATTCGAGGTGCAATCCCTGAAGAAACAGGGTTGTTTAAGCAGGTTACGCTTACATTAAACCCTTGGAATGAACATCATTGGATTAAAAAGAGATTCTTTGATGTCAAGGATGATAACATTCTTGCAATAACCACAAATTATACCTGTAATGAGTGGTTAGATGAAACAGATAAAAAGTTATTTGAGGAAATGAAAAAGAATAACCCACGGCGTTATCAGGTCGCAGGACTGGGCGAATGGGGGCAGGTCGATGGATTGGTCTATGAGAACTGGGAAGAGTCAGCGTTTGACCTCGCAAAGATTATACAAATCTCTACAGTGCAGTCCGTCTTTGGCCTTGATTATGGATATACACACGATCCAACGGCTTTCTTTTGTGGGTTAATTGATACTGAGAGTAAGACATTATGGGTATTTGATGAAATGTATAAAAAGGGGCTGAGTAACGAAGCGATTGCCAATGAAATTATTCAGATGGGATATGCTAAAGAGCAGATCAGGGCAGATGCCGCAGAGCCAAAGAGTAATGACCGATTAAGGCAGTTAGGGTTAACTCGGTTGATGCCAGCAATCAAAGGCCCTGACAGTATCCGAAATGGCATTGACTTTATCCAAGGGTATCGTATTATTATTCATCCAAAATGCGTAAATTTTCTTACAGAAATCGGCAGTTATGTTTGGGACACAGATAAAAAGACAGGGGAGAAGATCAATCGACCAATTGATGACTTCAATCACTTGATGGATGCGATGCGTTATGCTCTTGAGCCTTTGGCTTTTCGGAGTAGGGCGACGGCAGGAAGGAGGCTCTAATGTGTAAGCATCAATTTTTACAGCTGAATGACTTGCGAGTCTGTAAACGGTGTGGGTTGACTATATTGCCCAACCGCAAAGCTTTTTATGATCAGCGATTGATTCAACAGCACAAGGAGGGGAAAAGATGAAATGGACGGATGACTACCCAGATCTGTCTGGGTTTTTAGATTATCTGAATACGAATGGTTTTACTGATGAAATACTTAACCGTCTGATTGATCGGCATACCTATAATCGCAAGCGAACGAAAGACCTATATGAGCGGTATAAGTGCTATGAAGACGAAGTGCCTATCTTTCAGCGAGAACCAAGATTCAAAGATGATAACCTAGCTAGATTAGGATTAGAACAGCTCAACAACCAATTAAGTCATGACTTTTTTGGCGAAATTAATGATGTGATGATCGGCTACTTTGCGGGCAAGGCGGCCTCTTACAGTTATTCAAGGGATAAAGAGGCCGAAGAGGCCACTGGTGGAACTGGGCAGGTAGACCAAGCCCAGTCGGCATTAAGCGATTTCATCACAAAGAATAATTTTTATGACTTAAATCAAGAAGTGACCAAGTACGCCTCTGTGTGTGGCTACGCTGGTCGCCTTTTTTATGTCAACAAAGATGGCGAGGAATCCTGTATGGTAGTTCCACCATTTGAGTGTTTTGTGATTACCAGTGATAAAGTACAAGCTCCTGAGTTTGCTGTCCGCTACTACGATTACAAAGATATGGACGGCAGTAAGCGATGGAAGGCCGAAGGGTATGATAACACAAATGTTTACTACTACGAGGGAACAAAAGGCGCCTTTCATCTGGTGCGAGTTGAGCCCCATCTTTTTGACTACTGTCCGCTGCAATTAATCCCACTCAATGGCGAGATGATGAGTAGTGCAGAGCGTGTGTTGACCCTGATTGATGAGTATGACCGAACGGTATCCGATAACGCCAATGACGCTGAGGGAAACACCCAGGCACTGCAAGTGTTTGACGGTGTGGACATCACGGAGCTTGAGCTAGCCAAGGCAAAGATGAGTGGATCAATTCATATCCCTATAGGCTTTCAAGGTTCACAACATTCAGTGTATTACTTACAAAAGGCAATCAATGACGGCTTTAATGAACATCATCTAGACCGATTAGAGCGAAATATCTACCGTTTTTCAAAGACACCAAATTTAAATGACCAGGCTTTTGGAACTGCATCAGGAATCTCTTTGAAGTTTAAGCTAACGGCCTTTGAGGCAAAGTGCGGTGCCTTTGAGGCAAAGATTAGTGGTGCTGATACTTATATGTTTAAGGTGATTGGTTCTGCGTTTCAGAAAAAGGGCATCAGTTTTGACTATTTACAAGCATATTCGGAGTATAAGCGAAACTTCCCAGTGGACATTGCGAGCGAGGCCAATGCAGTGCAAGCCTTAATTAACGCAGGTGTACCTGATGAGATTGCCTATAATTATCTTAGCTTTGTTGATGACATCAACTATTTACTCGACCTCAAGGAGCAAAGTAAGAAGGATGCCTTAGATCCATTTGAACCTGAGGACGATCAAGATGACAGTGATGATACGAATATGGCAGGAAACCCATTTGCAGATCGTGAGGTAGATGATGGAGACGACGAACCTAGATAAGTATCTATCCATGCTAAAACGAATTGAGGAGCACAGAGAAGATAGTGCCGTGAAGGACTTAAAAAAACTTTATAAGCGACTTTTAAAGGATTTACGGGCTCAACTGGGCGATATGTATGCCAACTACGCTGATGAAAATGGACTGTTAACTTATGCTCAGCTGCACAAGAACGCCTTAGATGTTAGATTACTACTGGAAGTCCAATCGAGGATGAATGATGTCACATTGGCAGAGCAGAGGTTGATTACAGAGACAGTTGAACAGACCTATTCTAATGTCTACAGTGGGATGGTTCAGGCAGTAGAAAAGGCTGTGGATAATCAAGACCTGGCATCTACTTTTGCAAGTGTTCGTTCGGTAAAACCACAGGCCTTAAGGGCGGCTGTCAACAATCCGATTCACGGATTAAGTTTACCTGCACAACTAGAGCGAAATCGAGCAAATATCATTTATGGGATTAAGCAGGCGGTGGGCATTGGGTTATCCGTTGGCGACCGATTCGATACGATGGCTAAGCGAGTACAAAAGGCATTGATTGGTGATAACGGTACAGGTGGAAGCTATGCTAAGTCAGTGCGTATTGTTCGAACAGAAGCCCATCGAGTTCGAGAACAGGGAAACCATGACGCAGCAAGTGACTTGGGATCAAAGCTTGCTCCTGCTGGTTTTGAAATCGTGAAGGTGTGGCACACGATGAAGGACGAACGAGTCCGCCCAAACAGTGTAAGAAAGACCAAGAAAGGATGGAAGCATACCAGCAATGGTCAATACAACCATGTGAAGATGGAAGGCCAGAGCGTGCCTGTCAATGAGCCATTTCAGCTGCCTTCTGGAGCAACGGCAATGAGTCCTGGCATGAGTGGCGTTGCTGGGGAGGACATCAACTGTCGTTGTTTTGTTAGCTATGAGGTGAGAAAAGTAAAGACTAGTGCCACTAGTGGTTCCCGTGAAACTGGAGGACACTATTATCCTGACCAAGAATACGATAACAAGGATGATAAGAAGGCAAATAGAGCTTATGAGCGGTATTCTAGGGAAGATGACTCAGAAAGGATAGCCAAAGTAAGTGGCTTTTCAGTGGATGATATTCAAACAATACGAACCCATGTGTTTTTTAAGAAGCATAAGTTGGATGGCGGTATCTATGGTCGCTTTGCTCCTGATTATAACATGGCGGTGGCATGGAAAAGATTGCGAGAAGGTAAGCCTTTGGATAGAGATATCACCCTTTTGCATCATGAATTGCTTGAAAGTGAGATTGAGAAGAAGTATAATTTAGGTGCAAGAGAAGCTCATGATCGAGCTAGTGAAGTATATGATTGGTATGGTCAGTTGATTGCGGAAACTAAGTCTAAAGGTGAAGTGGAGGGGATATTGTGAATGTTTATTGTGACACATTACTTGAAACTGTTGGGAATAAAGTTATATATACGATTGGTAGCAGGGGAAGTGATGTAACAGGAAAGATAGAAGTTAATACAGACACAGGGGAATATAAGATTCTAAAAGAGCCAGATATTCATCCACTGTATGATAGAGCGATAAGGTCAATGATCAGAAAATATTTAGGTGACATGAAACGAGGAATTATCCCAGAAAGAATGTCAAGAGAAGTGGGATAGAAAAGAGGTAATGCGTATGGCTAGTAACGATTATTTTGTAATTGTTCATAAGATTTTGACTTATCTATACGAGTGCCTAAAGAATGATAAAGATATTGATTTTACATTGCTATCTTCTGAAAGTTTGTGCATTGGTGAGAAATATTACCAGTACATCCTTTCTAGCTTGATTAGTCTTGGATATGTTGATGGGCTGAAAGAAGTTAAGTCAATTGGCGGAATATCCTTTACCATCTCAGGAATGAGAATATCGCCCAAGGGGATTTACTTCCTGTTTTGCAATGATGTGATGAAGCAGTTGAACAGTTAGCAGGTGACACAATAGAATAAAGGCAAGGCATCCTAGTAATAGGGTGCTTTTTTGATGCGATAAATTGGTGGGCAATGCACGAAGACTCCGTAAGGTGGGATAAATGATTGCACTCCATAAATATAGGTGGCTTATCGGATGGTGGGCCTCGAAAGGATAAACGATATGACTTTAGAGAAATTGAAAAAGATGCTTGCGGATGAAGTGATTACGCAGGACGAGTACAAGGAATTACTGACCAAGTTTAATCTTGAAGATGATGAGCCAGAGCCAGACTTAATGTCGGGATTTGATGAGAAGACGAAGGAGTATATTCAAAAGCTCTTGCAATCCGAAAGAGATCGAGCAGCAAACCGTGTAGGCAATCGAAAGAAAGCCGAATATGAGGCACTAAAGGCAGATTATGAAAAGCTGAAGAACGAGAGACTGTCAGAGGAGGAAAAGCGAAAGCTTGAGGACGAGACAAAGCGAAAAGACCTTGAGAGAAAAGAAAAGGAATTTGCCTTAATGCAGTGTAAGTACACTGCTGCACAGGAACTAAAGACAAAGGGACTAGATAATAGTGACGATGTGGTACAGCTTGTAATTGGAAGTGATGAGGATGACACAAAAAAGCGTGTAAGTGCTTTTGCACAGCTAATTGACAAATTAGTCAAAGCAAAGGTTGAGGAACGCTTCAAGGAGTCAGGACGAGATGTTCAGCGTGGTAGCTTGGCTGGGGGAGAATATAATCCTTGGGCAAAAGGAAGCATCAATATTACCAAACAATTTGAAATTGAGTCAGCAGATCCAGAGCGGGCAAAGGCTCTAAAAGCTGCTGCAAAGGCGTAAAGGAGGTATTTAATATATGCCAGGAACAACATTTGCAAATATGGTCATTGTGCCAGAAAAGTTTACAGAATATGTCAATGAACAAACAACGAAGGTATCTGCACTAGTAAAGTCAGGAATTGCAACGCCTGATGACCGTGTAACTGCCCTGATTAATGGAACACCACTCGGTGGAAATATGATTCAGATGCCATTTTATAAGCCACTTGAGGGCGACGATGAGATTTTTGGCGAGACAGCAATGACACCTGATGGAATTCAGACTGCGAGCGATAGAGCAACTCTTTTGATTCGTCAGAAAGCGTGGTCCGCAACTGACCTTGCAAAGGTAAAAGGCGGTTCAGATCCAATGGCTGCTATTACTAACTATCTTGCGGATTGGTGGGTTCAGAAGGAGCAAGCCATCTTTTTAAGTACCCTAAAGGGCTTATTTGGCACTGGTGGTGCGTTGGCTACCGATCATCTTCTTGACATTAGCTCTGGATCTGGAGCAGGAGCAGTGATTGGTGTTAATGCGGCCCTCGATGCAAAGCAGTTAATGGGGGATGCCGCAAATAAGTTAGGTGTGGTAGTAATGCATTCTGCAACATACACTAAGCTTCAAAAGAATCAGGAAATTACGACACAGTATGATTCTGACTTGAAAGTTGAGATCGATTTTTACTTAGGATATCGAGTGATCGTGGATGATACCATGCCAGTCAATGCAGGAGTGTATGATACGATGTTTGTTGGTATGGGTGCATTTACTCGTCAAGAAGGTGCACCTGTTGGATTGATTGGAACGGAGACAGATAGAGACATTTTGAAGTCGGAGGATGTGCTTGTTAATCGCAAGGCTTTTGTACTTCATCCAAACGGTGTCAGCTTTATCGGAACTCCATCTGCTGCTTATGCAACTAATGCCGATCTGGAAGTGGCAACTAACTGGAAGGTTGTGGCTGACTTAAAGAATATTCCAATCGTTTGCTTACGACATAAGATTGCTTAGGGGGTGAGTCTATGGGATTAACTTTTTTCGCCCAGCGAAGGCGTATGCTTGCTCAGATGAATCAAGCTAAACAAGACCAGACGGCTACACAAACCGTAGAGTCTGAGGAGGCAACGACATCGGAATCTGATACAACATCTACTGTTGCTGATGCACTTGAAAAGAGAAGTAAAAAGAAAGGATAGCCTATGACACTGACAGAAGACAACTTAATTACTATGGGATTTACAGCCAATTCGGTCAGTGCCGACGACGGGCTGTATTTTTTTAGCGTGATTGACTGGCTAAGGCAAAACACAGATTTTGCATTTTCGGATGATGTAGTGGAGAGTGACATTGTGTCTCTCCCTGCATCAGCGAAGTTATTTATAGTGAAGTATATTCAGATGTTAAAAAATGGAATACTTGATGTGTCTAATGTAACGAGCGAGAGTATTGGGGGTATGTCAAAAAGCTACGGTACAACGGCGGAAGGCCTAAATAAGTTATGGCTTTTGGCTAGGCAGCTTTTGGGCAAGCACTTCCTTGGCGGTTGGGTAACTAGCATAGGTACATATTCGAGGTGGCAATAATGGGAGTAGAACACAGAATCCGACTGAATCGGATGACTCAGATAACACAATCGGTTGCAGCTTTAAAAGGCAAGGCGGTAGAGGTTGGCATATTTGGAGGTGAACAGGGGTGGTTGGCTCAAATTCATGAGTATGGTTGTAGCATTCCTGTTACACCTAAAATGAGAAAGTATTTAGCCAGTACGGGATTGCACCTGAAAGCATCTACCACGGCGATTACCATTCCTGAGCGAGCGTTTTTGCGGAATGGTTACGAGAAGAGCAAAGAGGAAACAATGGCGTTGATCAGTGATTTAATTAATGCCATGGTTGATGGTGGGTTAGATGGAACCACATTACTTGAAGCATTGGGGACAAATCTTGAGGGAAAGATCAAAGAGTATGCGACCAGTCAAGTTGAGCCTGGACTCCACCCCTATACCATCGAACACCGAAAAAATGGCGGTACAAACCCACTGAATGACACAGGGTCAATGATTGGTGCTATTTCGCATCGAATCGTCTAGGAGGTGAAATATGTTGCTATATATGTTTGCAGACTTGGTGAATAAGTACTCTGTACCCTGCCGTCTGATTACTGCTGCACCCGGACAATATGTTGCTGGGGAATATATAGTAGGTAGTGAGATAGTCAAAGATGTACAAGCTGCCATTATCAGTATGACGAATCGAACGATTTATGAGAGTGGCGGAAAGTTAACTAGTGCTGATCGACAGATGTATATTCTAAAGGCGAATGATCCAATCGATCTTGATGATGGTCAAACATGGTATCTTGAGCATATGGGAAAGGTATATAAGATCGAAGAGGCATCGCTCTATGCTGAGGACTATGCGGACTTTAATAATTACACTTTGAGAAGGGTGGAGAGCTTTCATGCTAGATAGGGACGCTATTGAATACAATAAAGTACTTTGTGAAGGTATCAAACGGGATGTTGGGATTGTGTGCGTAAAGTCAAATATTACCAGTCACATCCCAGCCTATCCCTATGTCTCTTTTACTCTTACAGGGATGGAGTATAAAAAGCAATCCTATAATGATGATGGAAAACAAAGGTATAAGCCTGTTAGATTGAAGTACTCATTTACAGTGGTTAGTAATAACGATAATGAGGCACTGCATTTTGTACAGGCCATACACGATTGGCTAGACGAAGCAGGCAGAATTTATTTGAGTGATCAGAACATGAGTATCACTGAAGTGGGGGATATATTCAATCGGGACAACATGATTACGATTGAATATGAATATAGAAAAGGATTTGACTGTGTTTTGAATTTGATGAATTATGTCAGTCAAAGTGCAGAAATGATAGAAACTTTTGAACCGGAAAAGGAGGATTAAATGTTAGATATCAATGTAAACATTGAATTAAGTGGACCGAGTGGTTCATTAGGCAGTGGCGTGCCTTGTATTCTCATCTCAAAGTCAACAAGAGATGTGGCATATAAGGAGTACAGTGAAGCAAAAGAACTAGTATCGGCAGGGTTTG